CATGCCGCAGGTATTGTTGTGTGTGCTGATCCAATCCGCACTTACTGTTCAGTTGACACACGCACTGGTTCCGCGCAGGTGGACAAGAAGGATGCTGAAAAGATCAACCTGCTCAAGATCGATGCCTTGGGCTTGCGGACCTTATCTGTCATCCAAGACTGCCTTGACCAAGTGGGTTGGACACGCGAGCAGTTACTTGCTGCTCCGCTCGATTACAAACCCGCGTTTGACCTCCTCAATGCGAAGAAGTTCAGTGGCCTGTTTCAATTTGAAGGGTATGCGCTCCAATCGCTCACAGGCCAGATGACAATGGAGACGTTTGAAGATGTGGCAGCGATGACGGCTCTGGCACGTCCCGGTCCACTGGAGTCTGGCGGTGCATCCGAGTATATCAAGCGCAGGACAGGAGAGCATGAGACTGTCCACCTGCATCCACTGATAGCAGACGTCACTAAGCTCACATACGGAATTGTCATCTACCAAGAGCAGGTAATGCAGATCGCACGCCGCATGGGGGACCTCTCGTGGGAGGACGTCAGTGAACTACGCAAGGCCATGTCCAAGTCTCTCGGCAAGGAATACTTCGATGGGTTCTGGGTCCGGTTCAAGGCAGGAGCCCTCAAGCAGAACGTCAAAGAGGAGGATGCTGCGCGAGTCTGGGACAACATCAACACCATGGGGTCGTGGTCATTCAACCGGAGTCATGCTGTAGCATATGGGATGGTCAGCTATTGGACGATGTACCTCAAGTCGCTGTTCCCTCTTCAATTTGCTGCGGCCTGTCTACGCAACGCACGAGATGAGGAGCAGAGCATCAAGTTGTTGCGTGAGCTCAAGAGAGAAGGGTATGATTACAAGCCATTCGACCCAGCCCTGTCACAGAAGAACTGGAGTGTACAGGATGGCGTGCTCGTTGGCGGACTCGTCAATGTGAAGGGAATTGGCAGCAAGAGCGCAGACGACATCATTGCGAGACGCGCTGCCGGCCAGACTCTCACTGCAGGGCAGCGCAACAAGCTTGCCAACGCAGAGACTCCATTTGATCACGTGTTCGAGTCTGAGGACCTATGGGGCCATATTCGGCGTGACCCTGAGAAGTACAACATCTTCACGCCCATCACCGACTGTGCGTCAATCACAGAGGAAGATGATGGTGAATTCCTCATCATCGGCAAGATCAAAGAGAAGGACATCCGTGACCTCAATGACTTGAATGCGGTGAAGAAACGTGGAGGCAAGAGACTCAGCGGGCAGACCATGACGCTCAAGCTCGTGGTGGAGGACGACACAGACATCATGCGCGTCCGAATTGATCGCCACGACTACATTCGCATGGCCATACCACTCATCGAAGGAGCGAAGATTGGTGACTGGTATCTCTGGAAGGGCAGTGTGAGCAAAGGATTCCGCTCGATGCAGGTGAAGCGATACCGGAGACTCACTGGCTCGGATGTTGACCTCCGTGCTGCCAAGGAAGCCCAGTAAACACAGGGATTCTAGCAGCTGTGTATTTATGGCAGATTGCTAAACAGAACTGTATTTACTGGCAATTAGGCAGGCCCTGAACGAAATAGCTGTGAAAACACTGAGCAATGATGGGGGTTTACTGAATAGTAAGCCCCCATTTACTTTTCAGTAAATACATAATGCCGTTAGGTATAAAAATGGTGGTCGTCTCGAATTGCGGTACAATTTTGAAAATAATTTTCCAGAGGCTAACTGATGGAAATGAATGGACTTCCGGCAGTTCCCTCGCGCGTTCCTATTAGGGCAAAAACCAAAATTGGGGTTTCCACAGTTCCCAAACTGGCAAAATTGGAGTAATCTCAATTCACGGTCGTAGCACGTCAGGCGAGCGGTTCCCGGTTGGTGTCCAGCGTCACTGGACGTTCCGCAAGTTGCCCGCGCAAAAATCGTCCCAAGCAGGTTTAGGTAACCAAGAGACACGATGAGCCTAGCACTGATGCGAAAGCGACAATGTCTCGGTTGGACCGAGTGGACGATGCGAAGTGCCGCAGGAGGTCAACAGGACCTCCGGGTGAACTCAGTATTAAATGGCCACAGTCAATAGCGTTGGGAGACGCAAGGAGAGACGGAGCCAGCTGACAAGCCTTTCAACCAATACAGCCGTTATGCGGCTGCTGATGAGACCCAGCGATGTAAGGTCGAAATTGGTTATGGGTAATCCAAAACCCAACACGATAGGAGAAACACAATGAACCAGACGGTCAACAACACCACCTCCGCTGCCAAGACCTCCACCACCAACGCCACCGCTCCTAAGACTCACGCACAGGCCATACTCGCTGCTATGGCCAAGGACGCTGCCAAGAAGGAAGCCACCGCTGCTCCGAAGAAGGTGCGCAAGGCTCCCAAGCTCAACCTCGACAAGATCGTGAAGAAGGCGCAGGAGAAGGTTGCTGCTGCGAAGAAGGCCACCAAGAAGGCTCCGAAGAAGGCAGCTGCGAAGAAGCCCATCAAGGTCGCCAAGAAGGTTGCTGATGATCGCAACTTCATATCTGGCGATGCCGTGATCACCAAGTTGGTGAAGGAGAATCCGCGTGCCAAGGGAACGTGGGGCTGGGAGTCCTTCAAGCTCATCCGCAACGGGATGACCGTTGACCAATTTGTCAAGGCTGGTGGCCGTCGCAAGGACCTCCGCTGGGACATCGCTCACAATTACGTCTCAGTCAAGTAGTCGCACACCGAGTCCCGAGCACCCGCTGGCGATGGCTGGCGGGTGTTCTTGCGTTTTTGGGAAGCTGTACAACTGGAGAGGAGAAGGATGATGGCCAAGTTTAGCTTGCCCGGATACATTGAGGATGACATCCGGGAGTTCATTGTTGAGAATCGTAGGGATGCTAAGACTGCGGAGGAAGTTCAACTGATCATTGACAACTCCACGGCTATTGAGCTGCTGGATATGTACCTGACTTGGAACGGCATCATCGGCTGGACTGATCGCTTGCTGCTGGCTGTGGACGGCATCCGCTCCTACATCGGACCACAGCCCAAGAAGCTGCGGATGTTTCCGGGAAGGCCAAGCAGCCCACTCAAGGTGGGAGCGTATGTCGCAGATGACCACTTCCGGTTGAAGTGGTATTGCGTGGTTGGCTTCTCGGCTCCTCGCAGCGTAGTCCTCCAGCCCGTATACGAGGATGGCACCGACAACGGCACTGACCTCCGCATTGAGACAACCACGCTGGTGTTCAACTGCTTCCATGGTGCGGAGGCAGTGTGATGGCCAATGCATACACTTCCCTAAGCATCGAGGAACTGGAGCAAGGCTTCATCCAAGGAGCCAATGCCATTCCCCAACTCATTCTGGAGGAGAGGTTCACGGTGTTCACCGACCTCTCCAATATTGTCAAGGAGGTCCGCAAACGCTGGATCAAGCTTGGTAAGTCTCCCAAGGTGGAGGAGTACCGGAAAGCCAATGCTGTATATCTTCGCCTCTGCTCCTATGCCTTCACGCTACACCAACACCTTGGCATCAAGGAGCGCAGGGATGCCAAGAAACTCATCGGTGGTGGCCCATCCTTCTATATGGTGCGGGTCATCTCCATTGCTCCCACCGGAGTCACCGCAGTGGTGAAGAGTCCTGCCGGACAGAAACAAGAGGTTGACTTGTGCGACCTCCGACCCATACTGGAGTTGGTACAATGAACTGGGCTGGAATAATTTTCGTTGCCTCGGTTGGGCTGTTTTGGTTGACAGCCTTCATCGTATTTGGTGCCATCGAAGTAAAGATGGGCCACGACAATCTCAATCGCAATCGGAAGTAGTCAGGAGAATCGAAGATGGAACAGATGGTCAATCAGAAGGCGCCGGAGAAGATCATCCGGCAGATACAACTGCTCCTCAACCTTGCCAACGCCGGGAAGCATAGCAAGGACAAGGCCACAGAGCAGGAAGCTCTCACCGCAATGGCCAAGGCCCAAGAGCTTCTGGCCAAGTACAATGTGGACATCTCGGTTGTCGGCCAGCGTCCTGAACCGGGAAGTCCGGTTGATGCGAAACGTGAGCAAGCTAAGTCAGCGCGCACCGCTCAGTATGATTGGCAGGAGAAGCTGATGAAGGCTATCTGTGAGGCCAACTTCTGTTGGCACTGGATCACCGAGGTCTGGGAGACTGAGCGGGTTATGCGTGGTGGCAAGGTAAAGAAGTTTGACCGACCTCACAAGATGCGCCGGCACGTTGTGCTGGGCTCTGAGGTCAACCGCACGGTGGTCGAGATGATGTATGGCTATCTCATCGACACCATCGAAGGTCTGCTGCCCTATCCCAATGCAGAGAGGCTCAGCAATGATGCCCATATCTGGCGTCGTGGCTGCGTTGATCGTCTCTGTGAGCGCATCAAGGAGAAGGCCAAGAGGATGGGAGAGATTGACCCAACCCAGAACACCGAGTCCCAGACCACAGCCTTGGCCATTCGCTCAGTGCGGGACTCCGAATACATGGCCAACTACGATGCGCGCTATGGGGCTGGCGCTTATGCCCGCAGAAAGGAGCAGGAAGCCTACTGGGGATGAGCAGGACAATCTTACTCCCTGAATGGGCACAGGACCTGTTTGTCCCCATGCCTCAGATGATTACAAGGCCAAGGTGGCCCAGCGTGAGGCTGAGCGGCTGGAGGCTGAGCGGCTGAAGCTACTTGCTGAGACTCCCGAGGAGAAGGCACGCAGAGAGAAGAAGGAAGCCCAAGAGAGGGCCAAGCAGGAGCGCAGGGATGCGCGGTGGTGGGACTCCTACTATGCCCGGCAGGAGCGAGAGGAAGCAAAGCGCAGCGGCAGCGCATACCACAAGGGAAGGCGCAAAGGCTCCACTATCAATTTGGATTCGCAGCTGAGTGAGGGAAGCAAGCAGAATCGTCTCAGCTGATGTATCAGGATACCAGCCCCAGTCTGAGCTGAGGTATCCTAGAGGAGTTGGTATGTCGATTCTGATATATCAACTCCACCATTAGAAGTAGCAACCATCAAAGGAGAAATGTAATGCCAAACTCGAAGAAGCAGACCACTAAGAAGCGCACCAACGCATCCACCGCTCAGGTCAGCAAGAGCAAGCTGAAGGTGGCCAAAGGTAAGGGCAACGGCAAGACCACAACCCACCGCGATTACATCCCTGCGGAAGCTCGCATCACCAAGCTGGTGAAGGAGAATCCGCGCCGGGAGGGAACCATTGGACACGAGTCCTTCAGCGTCATCAAGAGTGGCATGACAGTCGAGCAGTACGTTGCCAAGGGTGGACGCCGCAAGGACCTCCGCTGGGACCTCGATCACGAGTATGTGAAGCTGGAAACCAAGGCCAGCTAAACCTTTCCACCCCTTTGCTAACAACGTTCCCCCAAGACGTTAGCCTGGTGGCTGTAAGTGGAGGTTGCAGCCACCGCAATGGCCGCCAACTCTGTTAAGGTTAGGCCAAAAGGATAAGACAAACAAAGATGAGCACACTGTCTAGCTTTACTCTGTCTGAGATCGTTCGGCTGTACAACACCATTTGCGAAAGCAAAGGCACAAAGACAGTTGCAAAGTTCTCTGATCGTAAGATTGCTGAACAAAGGGTCCAGAACCTTACGTTAGGCATGGACCGCAACACCCTGATAGGCTTCTGCAAGAGCGCCAAGTTGAGGCAAGAGGTCATCGACTCCATACCGACAGTCTCAGCACCGGTGGAACCGATTGTTGAGCCAGTCTTGGCTCCAGTTCCCCCGGTTAACGTTTCATCCAACGGCAAGAGTACCAAGAAGGCGAAGAAGGACAAGACAGCCGAGACTCCCACCCCACAGCCTGTCGAATCAAAGAAGCGGTCAGCTGCACCCACTGCTTCTGCTCCGACCTCGGAGCAAGATGAGCCACAACGCGGCAAGGCTAAGTTGGCGGTGCTGGCAGCCATTCGGCGTCTAATACCGGACAACGCCAAAGGCGAAGATGCGGTCACCACAAGCACTCTGATCGCAAAGCATCTGCGCACGACCACCACTGCTGTCATCCGTGAGCTTGAACGTCTCGGCTCCTCCAAGCTTGTTAAGTTGGAAGATGATTCCCCTGATCCAAAGAACAGGCTGTTCTACGTTTCCCTGACGCCAACCGGGAAGGCATACGCGATACCGGCTGAGATGGTACCCAACGCAGTCACTGCTCCGGTATCTACCCCAGCACCCGCTCCTGCCAACCCCAAACCCAGCAGTGGCAAGAAGGTCCTGCCCCAGTCCAATCCCGGACCCCAATCCAAGTTCAGTGGCAAGCACATCTACAAGCTTGGGGAATGGAAGGCTGGCGGCAATCCGAGACGCGAGGGCACTCATGGGTGGAAGTCCTTCAGCTTGATCAAGGATGGTATGCCCTATGAGGACTACAGAGATGGGGGTGGACGCAACAACGACCTCCAGTGGGACATTGACCATGGTTATGTTGAAGTGCGATAAGGCGAGCATTGTTTGGCTCGTCTCTTTGCTCATCTTCCTCGGCACTTGGTGGCTCATCGAGTCCCAGTGCCGAGGGACCACCACAACGGATGACAACAACGAGGAGTAGCACGTGGCCAAGAAGGTCAAGAAGCCTTCCCAACGCGGGAAGGAAGTGGCAGCCCCAAAGTCTAAGGCTGCTAAGAAGTCAATCGCCAAGGTGACTAAGGAAGCAGTGGACAAGCACGCTGCCAAGGTTGCCTTTGATCCAATGGAGACTCGCGCACCCAAGAAGGCTCCGGTGGTTGTGGAGGAGCCTGACCAAACAGATGGCTACGATGGCCTCACAGACGAGGAAGCTCAAGCGCAGCAGAACACCGAGCCTCCAACCAATGAACTGGTCTGCGTTGACTGCGGACTCCCCATCCCACCTTCCGATATGCCGCTGGTACTGGAGTGGGGCAAGCGCAAGGATGGGCTCCAGCATCTGGGACCTCCCATCAAGAAGGCCAAGCATCTGGACTGCGACAGGCTGGCCCGTGGCAAGGCCATTCCCTCTCGGACCTCCGAGCAGCAGCCAGCGCCCAAGGCTCCTAAGCAACCCAAGGAGCCCAGCGCACCGCGTGCCCCACGCGCCTCATCCAGCGAGTATGACGGCAAGACCATCCACCGCATCGTGAAGGGCAATCCGCGCAAGGAAGGTACGCACGGCTGGAAGTCCTTCAACCTAGTCCAAGACGGTATGACTGTTGAGGACTATCTCAAGGCAGGTGGCCGCAAGGTTGACTTGGCTTGGGACCTCGATCACAAGTTTGTTGAATTGAGGTAGCAGTATGGCAGTGAAGAAGGTCAACCGCACTGCGCACGCTGGCTTTGTAATGAAGCCAGCGCAGCGTCGAGAGCTTGAAGCTGAAGCTCGCAACCTCAACCTGACTCTGTCAGCTTACATTCGCCTGATCATCTTCAAAGAGATGCCGGCCATCAAAGGAGAAAAGGGACAATGACCTCACTCGCACTTACACCGCACAAGTTTGTTCTGCCCCAGCACGTCACCGTGGCTACCACTTCCACCCGCTGCGCCCAGTGCAACTTTACGAGCAGGGCCAAGGTCCATACATCCTTTGTCGAGACGGTCACCGAGCAGCAAGCCCACGAGATGCGCCCTGACGTTCAGGCGCGTATCGAAGCCAGCACCAAAGAGGTCCTCCAGCAGAACATCGAGTCTCTGGAGCGCGCATCGTTCACTCTCCTCAACAACGACCTTCCGAGCCACGACACCATGCCTGAGGGATACTCGGACGATGGCTGTGCGAGTGGCACTGTGTCCGGCTCCTACGGGCAACCGGAACGTCCCGGTTACATTGGCAGACTCAATGACCCGGAGCAGGAAGGTGTTAACCGTGCTGCACTACTCCGCATGGGTTGCTCTGAGGCTCAGGCCAAGGAGCTTGCTGGCCGAGAGTTCAGCGCATTGCCCAAATGGCTACGTGACCGGATCAAGAAGCGCTTCAAGGCTCCCCAATCGGAGCCTACCAAGCTGCGCCCTGCCGCTGGCCAGCTGGCCTTCTATCTTGACCCTCATCGCTTCCGTCCTATGATGGTTCAGGTCAAGGGTGCTCCTGATCAACCTGTGCCGCTGTTCCTGACCAAGAAGCATGGATTGGAGAAGTCCATTGCGATGGTACGGGAAGGGAGGTCCAATTGACAGTCCGTGACTTCATCGACCTCGTAAGCAAGAACAGTGAGGACCTTGATGCTGAGCTCACCGCAGTCGTACAGGTCGAGCATGTACGCATCAGCGCAGAGGTTCAGGGACTCCAACCTGATGTATCAATCAACGGCAATCCGGCAATCTGTATAGCTGTCGTGATAGAGTAACTGACGGCAGACCATTCCAAGGTAAACTAAGGGCTGGGGCTCCTGCGAAGGAGTCTCAGCCCTTTTTGTTTGCTCAATTGGAGAGATAGCCTTGACCGTTCAGATACTGCCGGCGCACGAGCGAGACAACCTCATTTGTCGCGCACCCTTGGGCTCCACCTTCTCTATCCTCCGAGCAATGCCCGGAAGGAATCGCTGGAAGGACAGAGACCTCATCTTCCAATCCTCTGGCGTCAACATCCAGTACATCCTCGACAAATTCCCGGAGGCTGAATGGGACGACAGCATCGTCCAATTGCGTGATGAGTACATCGTCCTCAAGCAGCAGGAGGATAACAACCGGGCAGAGAAGGAAGCCATCATTGAGTTGGACAGCAAGGCGGATGGCTACAAGTATCGCACCAAGCCATATGACCACCAGCGCAGAGCCTTCATGCTCTCCCGGAACAAGAAGGTATTTGGTCTGTTCATGGAGCAGGGAACCGGGAAGACAAAGGTGGGCATTGACACTTCTGCCTACCTCTATGAGCGAGGAGAGATTGACACACTCATTGTGATAGCTCCGAATGGCGTCCACATCAACTGGACTCTCAATGAGGTCCCTGCTCACATGCCCACGAGAATCCCTCTGTGGATGGACTACTACAGCGCACACCACGCCAAGAGGAGGCTACAGAGCCTCTGGGATGCTGCGACCGAGGAGCGTGGTGAGCTACGCATCATCACCTTCAACGTGGAAGGCTTCACCAGTGAGAAGGCACGTGAGCTTCTGGAGCATTGGCTGGAGCATACCAGGCCTCTGGTCATTGTAGACGAGTCCAGCCGCATCGGAGACTACCACGCCAAGCGCACCAAGTATCTAATCAAGGTCATGGAAGGCATCGAGTGGAAGCGCATCATGACCGGGACTCCGGTGACGCGTGGATTGGAGAACCTCTTCAGCCAGTTCAAATTCCTCGATGCCCGGATCATTGGCCACAACTCCTATACGACCTTCAAGACTGAGTATTGCATTGAAGGCAAGTTCAAAAACGTCATTGGCTATAGGAACGTGGAGAAGATCAGCGACATTACTGCTGCTTGGTCGTATCGCGTCCTCAAGGAAGAATGTCTGGACCTGCCGGCCAAGATATATCGGAGGCTCCCATTCGACATGGCCCCATTCCAGCGCAAGCTGTATGATGCCTATCGGAAGGACGCGATGGAGGAGGTCAAGGAGCTACTGCGCATCAGCCCAGATGTAGAGAAGCCTATGGAGATTGCTCTGGTCAAGGCTTTGCGCCTGCACCAGATCGCATGCGGCCTGTCTCCTGACGAGAATCGAGTGCGGCTGGAGGGACCCAACCCACGGATGGAAGCTGTGCTCAATGACATCGAGGATGCGCGTGGTGCAGGCAAGAAGTACATTGTGTGGTGTCGCTTCACCAATGACTTGGAGGAGCTAATCAAGAAGCTGGGCAAGAAGGTTGTCTCCATCTACGGCAAGACGCCCAAGGACCAGCGCATGAGCATTGTCAATCGTTTCCAGAATGAGGAGGGCATCGATGGACTCATTGGACATGTCAAGGCTGCTGGCATCGGTTATACCCTTACAGCCGCAACTCGTGTCATCTACCACAGCAACCTATCCGACCTTGAACTCAGGCTCCAGTCCGAAGACAGAGCCCATAGGATTGGAACAACTGAACACGTTACATACAGCGATGTTGAAGCAATTCGGTCCATCGACCAGATCATCATTCGTGCCCTGCGCACTAAGAAAAAGCTGGCCGATGAAATTCTGAAGGACCCATTGTCCTTGTTTATGGAGGAATCAGCATGAGTGAACTAGCCTTCCGCAAACGTCTATGTACAGAGATGGAGGCAGGGAACCTCCGCACGTGGAAGATTGAGAGTGGCTCCACTGCCATAGGTATCCCGGACATGCACTGGATTGGCCGCTCAACCGGAAGTTCCGGTTGGGCTGAGCTCAAGTTCAGTAGAGAGCAACCGCACCGCGCAACGTATGAGAGAGGGCAGAGCGATTGGCTTCTCAACTACTGGGCCAGTGGAGGCATTGCGTGGACGGCCATCCATGTCGAGAGTACGCAGACGGTCATCTTGGTACCGGGCAATCTGTCCAAGGCGGCAGAGAGGAGCCTCAGCAACATCTATGAGGACATCACCGAGGTCCACTTGAGAAGTCCCGGAGCATGGGAGCGGATCATCAACACGATCACTGGCCGAGAGTAGAAACAAAAACAGCCCCATCGTTCCTGCCGGAATCCCGGAAGGAACGATGGGGCATTTTGCTGTCTCGGACTTTCGCCATTTCTTCGCCTCTGGGCTGGGAGGCTCCTAGTGGGGTCCAACCCTAGTACGGATGCCTGTAACGGCAGCCACCGGAGTGGGTAATTTCCACGAGATAGGACCTCCACAGTAGGGTAGCACTGCACAGGGCGAAGGAAAGGCGAAGATCAGGTCATTTCGCGGAGGTCGTATTCAGTGCCGCTCGGGATGCCGCGTCATGGGCTGCGGAACTGCCAAAGAAGTAGGACACGATCTGGTTCATGTTCGCTGCGAGATATCCCACCAGCGTGCCGGCCAGCGCAGACTCCACCTTGGCCTTCCCGGTGAGTACAGCGAAGATGGCCGCACACGCCGCAGCCGTCACCAGCGATGCGAACCACGGGACAAACTTGTCCTTCAGCTGGACCTGCCGATTGCGGGCATCAGCCACATCGTCATTGCCAAGCTTGTAGAGGTCCTCCACGTGCGTGAAGTTCATCTGCTGCATCTGGGCTGCGAAGTCATCATCCAACTTCTTCAGCGCAGCCATCTGGTCAGGCGTCGCACCCAGCACTGCTGCCTCGACCTCTCCCGCAGACTGTGCCTTGGTTCCGAGAGCTTCATTGACCTTGCCAATGGCCATACTCGCCAAGGCAGCATAGTTGCCTGTTACTGCCGCTCCAATCCACGGCAGCGCACCCTTGAGAATCGTTCCTGCGTTCATACTCCCTCACTCAGCTTCTGGAGATTGGATACAATCAGCAAGAAGTCCTCCAAACCATTCTTGCCTCCGTTGACTAACTTGCGTACACGAGTCCAGTCACCAGCGATGGCGGCAACCGGAACGTGCCGGTCAGAGAAGAACTGGGCCAAGATACGAGAAGCATTGCTAGCATCCAATGCGAGGTCTGGTTGTTCCTCCAGTGGAAGGTTCAGCTTGTGACCATAGTAGCGATAGTTTGCGCGACCAGTGATCTGAACGAATCCACGCCCACAATACCTTGGCCCATCTCCCGGTGCAGTGTTGCCGAGGTCCTTGCGTGCCTCATACATGCGCGTGAAGTAGGCGTCGCTGCCAAACTCGCGTATGGGAAGGAAGTGCCATGCCGTCTCCACCGCGATTGTAGCCAGCGCAGCGATAAGGGAAGCAGGCTCAACCATGCCTGCCTCCTTCATCGCTTCCCTTACCTGTGGCCAGCACTGCTCCACGTTACGAGTCGGGCAGCGCACAGCCTTACTTAGTTCAATGAAGTCCATGGTCAGCCTATCTTGTGAAGCACATTGAATGCGACGTACAGAATGATGCCTATCTTCCAAGCAGCATCCATTGCGCCCTTCCAACGGTCAATGGTGCGAGACTCAGGAGTTGATCGTGCCTGTTTCAACTCCAAATGTGATACGCGACTGGTCAGAGGTTCCAGATACTTCACACGCAGGTCCTCAGATACCTGACTGGCAATCTCCTTCGATTGCATAGCCACGAGTTCCTGCAAAGAGATTTGCACCATGAATGGATTATCCGGCACTTGGGGCTCCATGGTCAGTACCCTATCGCAAAGATGAGCGGGCTGATTGGGTTGAAGCCGTGATCAGCATTGCGCATCATATACAGCGTCACGTTGTTGGCATCCCAAGAGACCACTTGGAAGTAACTCATGGCGGTGTCGGTAGGGGCTGCATTGTAGGTGGAAACAGAGCAGAACAGGCAAGCATTGTTGAATGGAACAGGGAATGACTCCAAGTTGGTCGCGCCAGAGTTCGAGATTGTAGCCCCACGCTTCCACTGGATGGTCAGGCCACTGGCCCAGTTAGGGAATTTGAAGTAGCCATTGCTGCCAAGCGACAGCCCCATACCTGCGCTGACGTAAGCCTCTGCGGTGCCAATGGCTGAATTGATGGAATTGTTAAGGGTGGCTACTGCGTTGTTGAGGTTGTTCTGTACGTTATTGATCGCAGCATTCAGCGTATCACGGACAGAGTTGACATATGCCGTTAGATTGGCATTGAGAGTGTTGATGGCATTCTGGACAAAGCTTGTGTTGGCGACGCGAGTATCCACTGTGCCAGTCGGAAGGGTGGCCTGAGTGATCGTTGCGTTGTCGATCTGGCCAATGGTCAGGCCCCAAAGCTCCCAGTATGATGGACTGGAGGAAGGTGGGTGTCCAATGTTGTTGTCCTGAAGGGAACGATATGTCCAGCCATCATCACCAATGATGCGCGAGTTGGTGCGGTACGTCTCGGCTGCGTCGTAGTCTGGCAGACCACGCTGCATGAAGTAGCGCACGCCTCTCGACAGCCAGTTGAGGATGTAGTTGAACCTTTGCCGGCTGGGAGGAGTACCTGTGTTGGTCCAACCAGTCTGAACGTCTGCAGGAGTCATCGTGATGATGTCTCCCGGATTGGCTGCTGTCTCACCCCAAGCAGGGCCAACAGTCGGCTTCAAGTAGTTTGACATTAGTAACTCCCTCCAAGGTATCCATCACCAGGCGGCACATACGAGGTTACTGGACCAACAATCGGGACACCAGCTGGTCTTGGTAGAATGTCGAGCGCAGTGATCATTGCTTGCTCATAAGCATAGATAGGACGCCCAACCTGAATGCTGATGCCAATACTGGGAGCGCTATCCAGCCCATGGTCGATCAACCGGACATCGTCTGTGCCGAAGATGAACCGGAGCCCAGCCAGAAGGTCCTCGCCAGTACAACTGCTGTTGTTCTTGACGATGCGTCCTTTGATGAAAAGTCTGAACTCAACGTCTTGGAGCAACGTTGTGTTGTAGATGTTTTCCTTCTCCTCATAGAATCTGGCTCCAATGTTCTGGATGCCCTCTTCTCCGAAGCACGTGCTGTAGCTTCCATCGCCAGTATCTGCGAAGCCAAACCAATCTAGGAGAACAACGTTGGGCACAAATCGATTGCACCCAACGATGATCCCAATGACGTCCAGCCAGTAACCAGTCATCTGGTCGATGGAGGAGATATATTGCAGGGTTTCAAAGCACAGCTGTAGCTCATTGGAGATGTCGAGCAGCCCAGCCAGCCACGCATTGAACTTAGGAGCGTCACGGAACTGAGTAATGACTCGACCCTGCCCCACACTCACATGGTCAAAAGCAGGAGTGCTCATGAGAGGTTCACCACGATTCGGCTCTGGTCGAAGTTAGCCAGCTTGTTGTAGACCACAGCAATGTCGGCAGTGGAGGTTGGTCCAGCCGAGGTCCCGATGTATAGGGAAAGGATGGAACCAGTATTGTTTACTGCGGCCATTGCTGGCGCATACAACTCGGATTGGATCACATCATCGCCAACCATCAAGTTAGCCAAACCCCAAGCAGCCAGTGCATCCTTGATGATCTGGTCGCCATTGGAAGGGAACCCAGTGCGCTTCTTGACATTGAGAGTGATGTAGACAGGCAGAGCAATAGGACGGTCAAAGCGAATGTTCTGCGGAAAGCCAGCAGTGTCGATAACTTGGACGACTGTTGAGCCCACCAGAGGTATCCCGGATGGCCGCTTGAACCAGATGGTATCAGCCACCTGTTGGTCTGTGCCACCCTGCACAATACAGTAGATGGAGTTGGCTGGCTGGCCATTCGCATCTACTGCTGATGTGTAGTTCTCATACACTCTGGCACTGGTAACTCCAGCGACCTGCCCGAGCGCACCGCGCAAAGCATCGGTTTGTCCTTGGCCATTTGCAGCAGTGCTGATAGCGCGTCGTGCCCGCAGCTGGGAGTCAGATTCCTGATACTGTCCGGGAGTGGCTGGGTTGTCATTGGTAACCGAGTCCAAGCCATAGGAAGGTGAGAGTGATATGGTCACGGTGCCGGCTGCGGCAGTGAACGGTCCATAGCTCTGGGCACGAGCATCCGCAAACGCAGTGCCAGTGCTGTCGATGGTAGCATCTGACTTAGTCTGCCAGATGGTCCCTGTGCCATCATTCGACTGGAACAGGCTGTTGGCTGGAATGACCGTTCCCTCGCTGCCATCGAATCGAAGTCCCACTGTGCTGTAGGCTCCGGGCTGGCGCGTGAGGTAGTTGAGTTGGACGAGGAGACTCAGAGCATTGCCTGTCGCAGTGTTGGGGTTGAAGCTATTCACCGCAGCCAGCGCAGTCTGGTCGAGGTTGTTGAAGCTCTCAGCAAGGATTCCGAGCGTGGAACCATCATAGCTGTTCACGTCAACATTGATATCGCTTCCCCAGATACCCTGAACAAGAGCGACAAGAGCAAGGAACCTATCGCTCAGGCTGGACATGTGGAAGCCTGTTGAATCAATTTGGCTCATAGCGTCACCTGAATGTTGATCGTATCACCGTAGATGGTTACAACATCTGCGCTCAGAGTAGCTTGGCGCGTTACGTGGTTGAGGTTGAATTGGAATGAGTTCAGGGTAGCCACGCCATCTGTCTTGATGATCTCAGCCTTGAGGTCTGCTTCAGATAGCGGGACGTTGGCTGGCTTGACAAAAATGTCTTGCAAGTAACCAACTCCCGCATCGAGGTCGAGGAACCACTCACCCTTGAAGGTGCGGAGCCGAGTCACGACATTCTGCGCTACAGACTCAGAGCCTGTGCACATGTTAGCGAGTCCCTGCCCAAACGACATATCACCATTGACGATGCGTCGCGTCAGCTGCACGGTGTCTCCTTAGACGGCTGGCCCAGTGTTGCTGCCGCCAGACGTTACGCCACTGTGTAAGTGATCGTGGAGGCTGATACCATTGGCCTTGACGTCCACGCTGGCAGTAAGCGTACCAGTGAGTGTAACGTCTCCTTTGATCTCAATACCGCTGGACTTGAGCTTGATGTAGATACTCCGGTCAGCGTTGCGTATCTCCACGCCATCCATCTGAATGTTGGATAGCTTCTGTGCTTGGCTCCGGAGCCCGACAAAGGCCACCGCATCTGACAGGTGGTGCATACGGAAGTTAGATGGCAACTGAACGCCACCACTCTTGTACCAATAGTCCATTGCTCGCTCAAGGAACACAAGCAAGCACTCGTCTCCAGCCGCAACCGGGAAGGTCATGGTGTAGCCTCCGCCAGATGGGAAGATAACCGGAACGTCCGGTACAACTGGCAGGGCCACAGCCTTGGTTGCTGTCGGGCTAACCCAGATTCGTTTCACTCCCGGTTGGACTATGGCAGTGTTCTTGTTGGGGTCATAACTCTTGATCACAGCCGGCAGCGCGGTGTGTACGTGCTTGAGCCGGTTCTCAATAATCGAGAGTAATTGCTGGCTGATGTCGCCAGTCATTTGCTCGTTGTTGTATAGGTCCAGCAGGGAGTCCATATCCATTAGACAATACCTCCCATGCCGCCAAAGTCACTCAGCGTAGTTTGATCTGCAGGGATGGGCTGGTTGAGTCCGATGCACACGAGGTCGGTGACCCACTCATTCTCTCGATTGCCGCCACGGTGCTGTAGACGTATCACCTTGTAGATGCCGTCTGGGTCCAGCCGCACAAGGTTGGATTGCGCCTTGGTGATCTCTGCATTCTTGGCGCTGGTGAGCGGAGCCTTCTTGTCCCGGATGCGGATGTCATTATTGTCGAGTTGAATCTTGCTATTGATCTTGATGCTGGGGTTCATGAGGCACTTGACCTCGATTCCCTTGTCACTTATCTCAGGAACATCCAGCATGCCTGTCTCGGAGTTGATGGCGATTGCTGTGTTGGGAAGGGTGCTGTTGGCCTTCACGATCTGTAGCTGACCGTCTTGGATGCTCCAGTTTGCGCCGGAGTCCTTGGCCAAGTCATTGAGGATGTCGCGGGTGTTACCGGAGAGGACCATACCACGGATGTGAACAAAGTCCTCAACATCGCTGTATCCCTCGATGGTTCCATTGAAGGAGCCAACAGCAGCTTCGATGATGTGCTTGCGAGAGGTCCCTGCGGCCAGAGTTACATTCAACTGCGCGTTGCGGAAGTCATCATCGCCATCAGCGGCTTGAATCTCAGTGACAAAGTCAGTCTTGTCCCGATACTTGAATACATGCTTGATGTTCCCTCGGAAGATGACCTGTGCATTGTCCTTGTAGCCAGCATTGAGAATGATGTCGGTATATTCGCGCTGTATCAGTGTCTGGTTGCTGGGGTTGAGGTTGTATATCTTTATGATGGCACTATTGGGGGAGGGATGAAGGTTCTTGTTGATGGTGAAGTTGACCTTGAGCGAGTCTATGGAGAGTCCATTCCCGCCCTTGCCAACTATCACCTGAGCATAGCGCAACCATTGAGCGTTAACTGGTAAAGCCACTGGCCACCTCATCTGTGCTGAACCAGTAGACGTTCACCCGCGTGCCGAGGTCGTCTGGCCCAGCATCGGTGAAGGAGCCTGATTCATCCCATGCCATCAGCGAACCATTGCCAAGTAGGAAGGGTTGCCACATGTCGCAACCGAGCACAATCGGAATACCAGCCACAAGGATGGTTGCGGTGGTGTCAGAGATAACGTCCATGATCCAGTAGTTGGCCCGATCAAGCCATTGGACTTTGAAGATGTATCTGACCGAGCCAAGCTGGATGGTGAACGTTTGGATGGGATCACTACTTAGTGGGAGCCGGATTATCATTGGGTTGTCCTCGCAACAAGTGGATCAGGCTATACAGCAGGGACTGTCGCTTGTTGTCGTCTGTGACCTGCTTCCCTTGCTGATCACCCTTCTGCTTAGGAGCCTGCCCAGAACGGCTGGACCTTGCTGGATAAGTAATGGTCTGTGTCGATACGATATTAACCCCAACAAAGTCTGCCTCAAACAACAAGGCTTGGTCGGTGTCCTTATCCTGTTCAGCACGGACAGACTTACACAGCATGTTCTTGTATAGCGTCAGGCCAGTCTGTATGTCGAATGGCTCACCACTGGCCTGTAACTGCTTGAGCATTTGGAAGGCTGTTTGTGAGCGACGCCCACCTGAGAACTGGTCGTTGGGGTTGGCCACAAGTGGAGTATCGCTCACGCCAGCGGATATGGTCAGCTTATCCGGCTTCACATACATGTGGTCCGATACTTCGCTGCCTGTCTCGATTGGGTTTGACGTTACTTCAATCTCAGAGGTATGGGACTCGCGCAGAGTTGCGTCAAACACGAGTCCACCCACCGAGCGGAGGATTGCAACCGTACCACCAACGTCAGTAACTGCCATGTCAGAGTCCTACAGCGGATTGTCCGTTGCGTACAGCTTCCCGATAGACGTTGTCCAGATGCTCATGGACGTTGCGCCCAGCCTCACTCGGGTCGCTGGTGAGAATCTGCAACGGCACCTCCCACTTCTGAGTTATGTGTTGTACCGATTGCTTGGTGTTCTGGTAGAGGTCGGAAGCCTTACCCAGCACGCCAGTTGTTACCGTCCCAGCCCACTTGGACGCTGCCTCGGTTCCCTTCTCGGCTCCGGTTGCTGCGCCCTTGGCCACCGTGGTTGTAGCAATGGACATAGCGTGTAGGATGGGCTTGACTCCCGGAAGGTTCATCACACCATCAAACATGCCCTTGATTGCATCACGTCCAGCCTTGGCCAAACCGAAGATGAACCGGAGGAGTCGCGCTATATTCTCCAATCCCCAAGCTACCACTCGCAGATTGAATGCGAGGATGGTAACAAAGGCGATGAGCGCAAACAGCAGAGCCTTGAGGTCAGCACCTAGCACCTTGCGAAGTATCGGACCAAGGATGGGTCCAACGACCTCCCATACATCAAAGAAGGCTTGCTTCAGCATCCGCAGAGGCTCCTGTAGAGTATCCCAGAGGCCAAGGAACACAGTGCCAAGGACCTTCAGCGCATCCCCAACAATGTGGACGGCATCCCGGAACCAATCCCATTTCTTGAGCATGTCTCCGATCACCGACTGCCCGCCGTGCTGTAGCTCGTACAGGTCATCAATCAACAACCCAAGAGCTACCACAATGGCAGTTATCAGAATCGGAATCCATTGAATCTCAATTGTGGCAAGGTCGAAAGCCATCATAGCCTTGGTGGCATCCTTGATGGCCTCAGTAACTCCCGCAATCCACATGTACAGCTTATTGGCTACCAAGAATGATACAGTGGCTGCCAGAGCATCAAATGCCAGTTGGAATTTGAACACCCAAGCTATGCCGCTGTAGATGGTGCTCAGGATTCGCACAACCCAAGTCCAGAGAGTGGAGATGGTCTTGCCAAGTATCTCCAGAGTCTGGTTGAGACGGCTGGCGGTATCCTCTCTGAGCTTCTTCCACCACTCCTCGAATCCCTTGATGGCAGAGAGGACGGTGGGCATCAGCTTCACAGCTATCTGCTTAGCAAATAGGCCCATGACCCAAGACAACCGCTCAAATGCCTTGGCGGTCTTGTCCGCAGTCTCATAGTCCTCGTCAGAGAATGGGATGAGCTTCTCTGCTTCCTCTCGCAGTGCCCGGACCTTCTCTGCGCCCAACTCCAGCATCTTGACCATCATCGGGCTCATACCCAGACGTTCGGCCAGCGCGATGTTCTCAGCGCGTGAGTGCTTGCTCATCCGGTCAGCGATGATCTCTAACATCTCCCAGAGCGTGTGGACGTGCCCGGAGCTATCGTGAGCCTCAAGGCCAAGCTTCTTGAACAGCATCGCTCCTCGACCGATGCCACTCGCAGCCTCACCAAGCTTGCGATTGAGCTCAGTAAGTCCGCTGATCATCTCATCTTGATTAACATCAAACTCGATGCCAGCATATCGCATCGCATCCAGAGACTTCGCAGAGATTTGGTTGAGCTCTGCGAAGTCCTGAATATGTCCCATGCCCTCGGCTATCTCATGGACAAAGATACCCACGCCAGCCGCAGCCGCAGTTAGGACTGTTCCAAGGCGAATGGCTGCTGACTTCATTATCCCTGTTTGGTGTTCAAACTCCTCGATGCCCTCGTGCTCCACGTGGAAGCCAAGAGCAACCATGAAGCTGTCCAGTAGATTCCAAGCCATCAGCCCTTCTCCTTTGCCTCTTCAGCACGCCGCATATACTCGGCTTCCTCGTCCATGGCCTCATGGAAGTCCGCCAGATCATTTATGGTGTATGTCCCGTCCTGTAGCTCCTTGAGCCGACAGAGCGGAGGATCACGCATAACTGGTCGCATGATATACCAATTGATGTTGGCGGACTCGATGAGGTTTACTTTACCAGCTTGGCGAGTGAACCGGAGAGGCTTGCGGGCAAAAAATCTGCGAAGTTGTGACGCAGGGCAGCAAAGAACACTTCCCAGACCTCTCGGTTGCGTCCCATGAAGTGAGACTCAAACTCGATGCGCTCCCCATTGCAGCTGACATACTTGAAGCAGAGCTTCATTGTCGCGGTGATCTCTTTGGCATCCATTTTGGATGTCATCAGTCCCATGGCCATCATGCCTGTGGCCTTGAGCGATTCCTCATCTTTGCCATTGAGTCCGCCTTCTGTGAAGGCTTTGAACAGTGGCTCGCCAACAACTCGTGCAACTGCCACTTCCACTTCGATTGCCTCTGTGGGAGGCAGCATCCCGAATGAATACTGCCTCCCACCGATGGTCTTTTGATTATTCATTTGACTCTCCTCAGAGCCTTACTTCAGCGTGTGATTGTTAAATGGAGTTGGGTACGACGCCCAGCACCGTGTCCAGCCGCTCAACCACCAACGTCCATTCCTGCGTCTGCGCGGTGGCACCACGGGTGATATCGCTGGGCCGCTTGATATAGCCCACAGAGCCAGAAGCGAGGTCCTGCCGGAACACATCTTGGAACGTCACACGCACCGGCTGGAAGAACTCAGCGCCCATCTCCTCGGTGGAAGCCTTGCTGCTCAGGTAGGCATTGGACGAGGAGCCCTGCTGGAGTTTGAAGGTGAACTCACCGGACTTGTCGCTGCTGATGGAGACCATCATGCTGCCGCCGGCACCAACCTTGTCGGAGATAGAGTCAACCCTGCGCTTGATGGAGATAACATCATCCCCATCAGCCCATCCGGTTATCTCCACCCCATCGACAAGGACAATCGTGTTCTGGAAGCTATATTGCTGCATTGCCCCTCCTTACTGCTGGAAGTTGATGAGGATGTTCAGACCCTGAATTGCGCCGGCACCCTTGGCCAGAATGGAGATGGGAGGAGCTTGGCGCGTGTTGCGGATTGCCTGAGACTGCGTGTTGACTGAGGGAGCATAGATGTAGTATCCCTTGGGCAACATATCGCCAGTGTTGATCTGTCCGATGCCTGTGCCGTTCCAGACACCCGGAGCAAGCAGCCCATTGGCGACAGCTTGGTTGAATACCGACTCCAGAGCATGTACGAATCGAGTCATGCCCTTGTCCGTCTGCTGGACCTTCTTGGCTCCATACAGTACAGAGAACACCGCATCCTGACAAGCACGCGACAACCAGTCCAGCCCTTGCACCTGATCAAACCAAGTGCCATCAGCCATGACTCCCTTCTGGAGCATGGGGTTGCCGCCCACATTATCATAGTAGTTGTAGTTCTTGGAGTCCAGTACCTGCTTCTGGGTGGTCGAGAGGTTACCAACCTTGACTCCCGGAAGGACCTTGAACATCAGCGTCTGGGTGGTGTTGTCTCCATTGAAGTCCACCGTCGCAGCAACGCCAGCAGCCGTCGCAGCAGCAAAGGGACTTACACCAGAGTTATCGAACAGCCCAAACATGCGCCCATTGGTCGAGGTCTTGAGCACACTACCGATGTCAGTTGTGGTCGTCTGAACGAGTGCACCGCCAGCACTGGTGGTGTAGAAGCCAGTCTTTTGATTGGCCAGCACAAAGGTGCCAAGCGCCTGAATGTCCGCATCCGAGGGATTGGTTGCGAGCAAGCCCATGTACCAATCGCTGTAGATGGCATTGACATTGGCGAGAGACTGAGCAACCGTCTCAGCCGCAGCACCCTGCGTGAGTGTGGCGCCATCCGTCTGGCGGAGTTCCATGAGCGGCGCAAGGTCGGTGCCTGTACCGGGAGTTGTCGGGAAGGCCAGAGTGGAGGCAATGCCGGTGGTTCCCGAGCGGATGATGAAGCGACCTCCGCTGTAAGTCACCGTTGAGCCAGCCTTGACCGCAACCAGCTTGGTCTGAACTGCAGTAGCAACAGCATTGAGCGACGCAGCAGCAGTGAGGTCGATGGCCGTCAAGTTCACAGCCGTCCCATCCACCGTGAGGGAGAGGGAACCGTTGTTGATGGCATTGTAGTCAGCCAACACCTGATCCGGGGCAGCACCCATAAGCTCTGCCGGGACCGCAGTGCTGAACATGCGGGCAATCATCACCTGCGCAGGAGAAGGCTGCGCGCTGAAGAAGGCTTGCGCAGCCTGATACTCAAGAGCGGTGGTTGGATAGACTGCTCCGACATCAGTCATGCTTCCAGCCAGCATATACCGCTGACCACTCGGAAGCACCGCGCTGGTGCCGAAGATAGCAAGCAAGCCAAAACCTTCCTGCACAGCGGCAGCTTGGCTCACACTTACTGAGACAGAGACAATCGAGGACTCAGGGAGCGACATCCAGATTCACCTCATTGGTTACTTCAGTTGTTTCAGATTGCACTGTTATTGTGACGCCAGCAAAGGTTGAAACCGTTGCTTGCTCAACTGCGGACACGTACAACTCCAATTCAAGCTGCGCACGTTCCTCGAACAAGGTGTCCACTTCTTGCGAGAGATTGATGGACTTGCCGATTCTCTTGATCATGAGTCCGGCACTTCCAAGTTGGTAGATAGCATTGCTGCCTTGTAGCAGACTCTCCAACCTGATTGATCTGGTGTAGGCTCCTGCCCGGAAGCATTGGATGGAGCAGATCACAGCGCGCAGCCCCGAGGTTGTCTCCAGAAGCTCACCAGCAACATTGTTGTCGCTGTATGTAACCTCATCCCAGCCCTCTCGGTTCACTTCGCTCACCAGCACAGTTATGAATGGCTCATTGATCTTCCCTGTTGGGCCATTCTTGTTGGCTTGCCTGACGGTGTTTAGGTCCACGCCAAGGATAGTTGCTATGGCTGACCGGACTCCCGCATTAACTACGTCAAGGTCAAGAGGCACGGCGATACCTCGTGCAAACGGCATACCAGAGCACGCACTGCGCGTAATAACGCAGAGCAGAGATGCGATACCACTCACCACTGGCTCTGGGATACTCTATCAAGTCACTTTGCGTCGTCTCCATATCTCCCATGATCAACTCGGTCAGGGAGTAGATGACGATGCTTCCTTCTTGACGCTCACCTTCTGGGACTAACTTGAGCACGTCAAGCTTGGCTGGCAGTACGATGCCATCCAAAGGAGTAAGAGGACCCTCAACAGGAGTCCAGACGCCAGCAATATAACTGCCGGTGACTCGGAGCAGATTGAACTCTTGATTGAAGTCCGGGTCATTGATGATCGAGCTAACGTCAATCATGTTCCCTCTCCTGCTTGGTGCTGAGCTCAAAGGTCACCGACTGCATCATCTGTCCTGTGTCGATGAGAGGAGCCGAGGAGCCCTTGGCCCTGATGGTTGCGGGCTTGAGAGGAGTGAACCGGGCAGAGCGGATATACCGCTGCACGACGCCCACAGCCATAGCTCCTAACTGCCCCAGAGCCTGTTGCGCTGTTAGCTCCCCCCGGAGGACTCGCACAATGTTGACTCGGTTGAGTGCTCTGAAGGCTTCCTTGCCGCTGCGTATACCGGGACGCAGCCAAGGACGCTCAGGGATGCCCATTTTCTCAGAGCCAAACTCATGGACTGCGCCGATCATCGCAATTGGAGTGGGCTCACTTCCCTTCCCTCTCTTGTGCGACTTTTGTTTGTGCTTCTTGCTGGCCGGCAGCCCAACCTTCACCTCAGCATCCTCCATTCGTGCCCTGCGCTTGAAGTCAGCAAAGGTACTCTCTCTGATATCTCGGACCAGACGAGAGGTTATGCGGAACGGCGTTGGCCTGCTCATACCGCAACGCCACCCATGCCAGCAAGCTGAGCATAGGAGCGATACATCTGGCCATACCCTGTCCGGTAGTAAGGGTCATCAGCCTGTTTGTTCATTAGCTCGGTGTCCCGAGTCTTGGAGATGTCTCCAACCTTCTTGGTCAAGCCATCGTCGGTTAGCTGCTGCGTGGAGTTGGCCTTGCTGATAACAAGCTGATGTGCCGTCCAATAGAGCATGCCCAAGAACAGCAAGTCATCCCAACGGTCAGGGTCAAAGAAGGGAGTTGCTTGGTTCAGCCACATGTTGACCTGATCATCAGTGTAGGTGCTGAGTTCAGGGAACATAGTGCGGACGTCACTGAGCACAGGGACTTGATACGCCATAGGACGGCACCTCAGTAATGGAGTTGGTTGTTACTGCTTGTCTTCAGGCTTCTGCGGTGCAGGCTTCTCGGCGCCCTCGACTCGCAGCCAGCCTTCCTTGAAGTAGTGCTGGCCCACCGGATGCTTCTTCACTGCGACCACAAAGCTGTCGTCCACCAGAGCCTCACCATGGATGACCTGCGTGCGGTCTGCAGGATTCTCACAGCTGCTGGGGACAGTAACTGTCTCGGTGACGTTGTCCTTGGTGACGACATTGAGGTGGATGGCGTGTTCACGCCGATTGACAATCTTGACCTTTGCCATGTTTCATTCTCCTCAAAAGGAAGGCAGGGACACTTAGGACCCTGCCCATGGGTTTAATGGTTGTGGTTGCTGAGGAGCCTTAGATGCCGTCCATGTAGTACGCGCTGCCGGGATACCGCCACTCGACACCGCTGTACTTGTACTCGCCCGGAATCTGCACAGCCAGCCCGATCAGCTGGGGCGCGAGGAACCGGAGAGGCATGGGCGTGTGCATGACCAGTCGCGTGTCGGACTTGACATAGCCAATCATGCGAGCAGTGGAGCCCACACCGGCCGTGTCCAGCCCGTAGCCAGCACTGATCTTGATGTTCTGTCCGCGCTCCACCTTGGCGATGTTGTTCTCCAATAGCCACTGGAGGATGGTCTTGTCGCTGTTGGCGCTGCGAGGAGTGGACGCGATGTAGGCCAGACGCTGCGGCGCCATCACAATGTCGGTGATCTGATCATTGTACTGGGTCGTGGTCCAGATGCCCTGAATCAGCGCGTTGAGGTCAGCAAGGATGTTGTTCACGCCGGTGGTCGAGATGTTGGTGGCCTGAGTCGTGAGCCACGCACCATTCGGCGCATTGCCGTGCGGAACGTTGGGGTTGTTGAAGAATCCGGTCAGGTTGCCCTCACCGTACAGACCAACCTCGTTCATGTGACGGCGATAACCGTCAATGGCTGCGGCCAGACGACGCTCAGGGAGAGGACGACGCAGGTATGCGCTGCGGCGCAGTTCTTCCTGATCATAGTCATAGCCAATGTTGCCGTTCACAACCGGGAAGGTCTTGTCGGCCCACGCGATGTCGACAAGGTTGATGTCCTTGCCCTTGCCGCTCGTGCGCTTGCCGCGACCAGCATAGTCGTAAATCTCATAGCGGATGGTGTCCACCCACTCGCCTGCCTCACTGGTGATCGGCAGAAACTGCTCATACTGCATTGGCGTGTACTGACGCTCGAACACCTGAGCTTCAGTGTAAGCCAGCTGGGACACAAGGAAGGCCATGGCCTCCTGCGCGTCACGGCCAGTCAGGCCAGTGATGGCCATTGCACGGGAATCTCCGGCAAGGACGTTGAACTGCTCATACCGCTGCTCGTCCACCTGAACGCTGCGGTCACCAATGACAATTGTCTTCAGCTTCATGTTGCTGTTCTCCGAGTTACTGCTGAGTTATCTGGTTGTTGTTCAGGTGTTACGAGTTGATGCGGATGATGCCGAGGTTGCCGGAAGTGGTCGTGGTCTCCCACGTGGCACCCGGAACAGCCACGCGGCCAGCGCCAGCGCCGCCACCGGTGGTGCCGCCAGTCGTGCCGTTGCCGGCCGTCAGCGACAGAACAGCATCGCCAACTGTGACATTCTCAGCAGCCACAGCATAGATGCGGCCACGCCGCAGGATGGGGACCTCGCTGTTCTGAGCAAAGGCTACAACGTTGGCATTGGCCATCCCGTATCCCGGAGCTGGCATGATCGCATAGCGAACAGCCAGACCCATGGGCTTGTCGGCATCAGCTGCAGGAGCCTTGCAGGTGCCGAGAGGATAGACATTGCCTGTCTGTGCCAGATCATCCTTGGAACCACGGCACACGACGCCGCCAAACTGGATGGCGGTGGCACCCTCGTTCATCAGATTGATGATTTCATTGCTGTTCTGGTCCACAAGCATGCCGGCATATCCCGGATCATGCAGCAAACCGCCATAAGTCGAGAGAGAAGGAATCATGGTGCAATCTCCTGTGTTACTGAGTTACCTGTGCTGTTTGTCCGGGCAGGTTACTTCTGCCAAGCCTTCTGCTGAGCGGCCACAAATGCCTCGCGGCCAACCAGCTTGGTTTCCTTGCTGCTGTCACCAGCAGTCGTGGAGGTTGTGTTGGAGGTCAGTGCAGCCGCAACGGCACGGTCACCAGAATTGGTCGTGGCAACCTTCTTGCCGGCAGCAATGGTGCGGAACGCAGCAGCCAGCAGCTCATCCGAGGCATCGCCAATGGTCTTGCCGCCGAGCATCGTGGTCACCATCTCCCTGGTCTCAGCGTCACCGCCAGCGACCTTGGTGAGAACGTCAACCATGATCTGCTTGTTGGTGGCCTTGTCGTCAGCCTTGAAGTCCGCATCGAGCTTCAGCGCGTCACCGAGGACTCGCGCACGCTCTGTGGCCAGCGCATTGATCTGCTCGGCAGAGGGAATCTGCTTCTTCAGTTCTGCGATCTGGTTGTCGCGGTCAGTGAGTTCCTTCTGGATGGCATCTGCGCCAGTGATGGTCTTGTCACCAACCTTGATGGAGGGCTGGATGTTGCGGGCATCGTCGCGCTGCTTGACGAGAGTCTCGACGACAGCTGCTTCCTTATCGCCCACTTCAACAGGGATGCTGTCGATGATGATTGTCTTCATTTTCCGTTCTCCTTCTGAGAGTTCTTCTGCTGAGTCTGCGATTGAGCAAGCAGGTCCGCCACGAGGACTGTCTGTGATGAGGACATGGTTGCCTTTGATCTGTCGCTGAATCCCGTCGTAACTATCGCCAGTGGCTGTAACTCCGGGAGTGAGGTCCAGATCAAACTTGTATCCGATGCTGAGATACTTCTTGCCGTTGTTGATGTCGTCCACGGCTGACTTATCCCGCACCACAAAGCGACCAACATCAAGCGTATTGCTGCCCGGTGCTGGCGCATGAATGTCTCCAACAGCGAGGTCGTGCCAGTTATCGGCGGTGACCGTCTGATGATTGGTAGAGTTGATGATGGGCGCCCCGTCAAAGGTCGCCATCGTCTCTGGGTTGAATAGCTCCTCCGGTGGCCGATGTAGCTTGATGATTCGGTCACCAGCAATGCCGTGCTTGTCCAGCCCAAGCTCGCGTGCCCGGTATAACTGGACGCCAGTGCGAGCAATCGAAGCAGGAGCCGAGAGGAAGCCAGTTGCAGGATCAATCTTGCGCTTGGAGATGTCAAGCTCAAAACTGTCCTGTGCCTCAACGCCTTGAATCAGCTCAATCTTCATCGTCCTCTCCTGTATCTTCACTCAGGTCGATGATCGGTATGGCTACGCACCGACAGTTGATGTCCTCTCCCGGATGGCCAGTATCAGTGGGTGGGTTATCCCAGCTGTATATCTTGCCATCGTGCTCAGCGTGGGTGGGTCGGACTCGCTCATCGCCAGCCGTCTGCCACTCATACTGCTCGATGCCCAGAGAGGTTTGACGTGCCTCGTTGAAGGCTCCGTTCATCTTGGAGGTCTGATCACGAGCTATGAGCTTGGCTCGGGACTCAGTTACATCGCCAACATGCTCCAGCCACTGGGCTAAGTCCTCCCAGCGTGAGCCAGCAACCCAGTTCTTCTCCAGCGTGGCGCCCAGCTTCTCAAAGTATTGCTCAGGGATGCTGGTTATGAGGTTGATGTTATCCTCTGCCGCCTTCTTCAGCGCATCGCGTATCCCATCGTTGGTCAAGATACTCGACACATTGACGTTGACTGCCTGCTGGATATGCTTGATAAGTTGCTCGTCCACGCCATTGAGGTTGCGCTGTACTGCGGCTTGCGCCAGCCTCTTGGCTGTTACATCAATGTTTCCGAAGGTCCCTGCTAACCTCTTAATTCGCTCTGCAACGGTGCCGGGCGCTGCATCCCCTTGGAAGGTCTGCGTCTCGCGCTGTAGCAGGGGAATAAGCTCTGCGCGTGTACGGTCCCGGAGGAGCCTCACAATGCGTAGAAGCTCGGATTTATACCACAGTTCATTCTTGCGGTTGGGTCGTCCCGGCAGGATGCGTCTGCGACGTTGCTTGAACCAGGACGAGTGCGGGTGAGCGTTGACAAAGTCGGTGAGCCTAATTAGACGCGGCAACGCTCCTCCTTGTTAAAGCACGGAACATAAAATTCATAGACTTTCCCCGTTCCCGGAACCCGACACGCATCCTAGTAGAGAGACTTAAACTGATCGGTAAGGAAGTTGCCCAGAACCGTGCCTC